AACTCTGCTTGCCAATAACACTGGCGGTATGTTGTTGTCTGATGGTGTGAACGTGTTTGCACAGTCTGCTGTTGCTGGTAACGGTACTGTGACTCTGCTCACCGTCAATGGCGGTGTCAACGTGTCTGGTACTTACAACAGCTAAAAGGAGCAGGTATGAACGCAAGCCATGTAGGTGCACTGTATCCAGACAACTTTGGCAACTTTGCTATCGGCTCTGCCAATCCTCCCGTTGCGATGGGAAACACTGGCAACGCCATTGCAGTTATCAACACTGTTAGTACAGGCTACATTGTTCGCCGTATTACCGCTTTAAATGCCAACGGAAGTGTTGCGCTTGCCAACGTCACCATCTTTACAAGTAATGATGGCAACCTGGCAAACGCAGTTTCCAACGCAACTGTTCTCTCAAACATCACAGGCACTGGCTTGTATCAAGACTTGGCTTTGACGGCAAATACGTCAACCAAGGTTTATACAACTCCGCTGTTTGTGTGCGTGAACACAGGTGCTGCTGCAAACAACACAGTTGACATCACGGTTTACGGTGACGTTGTATCGCTATGACAGAAGTTGTCTACGTAACCAACAACTCCGATAAAGACCTCAACTTTGAGTACAACTTTGTCGGGATTGAGTTTCCTGTTGGCAAGACGGTAGAGATACCTCTCAAGACAGCCCAACATGTTCTTGGTTACGGAGACGATGACAAGGAGAAGTATCTCGTCCAACTGGGCTTGATACGACTCCACAGCGAACTTGAAAACGCAACGGAGAAGTTTAAGCGGATAGTCATATCCGAAACTCTTCCAGGAAAGAACAGCTCGTTACCCTCGGCTGTTGGCGTAGTACCCTTGCGGATTGAAAAGTCCGTGGGGGGAAAGTCCAATCAGAGGGTTGCTTAACATGAAGGTCACATGGCAACTCTCTCTTCCTACATCACGGAAGTACAGCGTTTATTGCATGATGCAAACTCTGTCTTCTGGTCTACTGCGGAGCTAACGGACTACATCAACGATGCCCGTGAGCGAGTAGCGAGAGATACTGGGTGCTTACGCACCCTTCAAGTAACTGCCACCCCGATTTCAAATACAGGCGTACCCGCAACATTGTGGACAGCCAACACTGCTGTCACCGCTGGTCAGTTCCTGTTCTCCAACATTTTCATTTACCAAGTCACCCAGAGTGGTACGACAGGCTCAACTGCGCCTCCTTACCCCGCTGCTGGTGCAACCTTCCCGCCGTCCACTGCATTTACAGACGGCACAGCAAAACTGACGTACTCTGGCCCTGCGGAAATCATTCCGTTTGCCACCCTGTCCAACGGCACAACCTTGGACATTCTCAACGTCAACATTTACTGGGGCAACAGCCGCATACCTTTGCGCTATTTGCCCTGGTCAAACTTTAACGCTCAACTGCGTTATTGGCAAAACTACGTAGGCAGACCGATTTGCTTCTCTGTCTACGGACAGCAACAGATTTACATAGGCCCAGTACCTGACCAGGCTTATGTTGTCGAGATTGACAGCACCATCTTGCCGACACCTTTGTCTTTGGCGGCATCCAACGCTGTTGACCCTATCCAAGACCCTTACACCACCCCTGTGGCTTTCTATGCGGCCTACAAAGCCAAGTACAAGGAGCAGAGCTATGGTGAGGCTGAACTCTACAAACAAGAATACATCAAGCATGTACAGGCAGTGTTAAATTCTGTCTATACAAGGCGCATCCCTGACCCCTACACCACGTTCTAATCATGGCAGCAGCAGAACAAAAAAAGTCTTATGCTGTCATTAAGAACTTCAAGGGTCTAAACACCAAGGCCAACAGGACAGCCATTGATGAGGAAGAGTTCTCATGGATTGAGAACGCCATGCCTGTCGGCTTTGGCAACATCAAAATTGTCTCTGCTCAGTCTGCTGTTGTTGATTCTGGCAACACCGCCGTGTCGTTTGGCAATGTAGTCACCACTCTGACCAGTTGTAATCTGGGCTTGTCTGACTACATTTTGGCGTTTGAGTTCAGTGGACGGGGTGAATATTTCAAGATTGATACCGCTACAAAGGGCAATGTGGCTGTTACAGGCACGTTTTCCAACTCAAGCGTGTCTACTGCCCAGTGGAAGAACGAGCTTGTCTTCATAGGCGACCCAAACAACGGTTTGTACACATGGAACGGCACTGATTTGCTGGCTGTGGGCGGTGTAGGCTCTGTTGGTATCACAAATGCGGGTTCTGGCTACACATCTGCCCCGTCAGTGACCATCTCAGCCCCCAACCAGACCAACGGTGTCCAGGCAACGGCTGTAGCAACCATCACAGCAAACGCTGTCTCCTCCATCGCCATCACCAACGGCGGTAGCGGGTACACCGCCGCCCCTACCGTGACCATCACAGGCGGTGGTGGTAGCGGTGCAACTGCAATTGCCCAGGTTTTGACTTTCACCAAGGGTGCGATGGTTATTTCTGTGACCAAAGGTGGCTCTGGCTACAACCCTGCGTCCCCTCCTGCGGTCACCATCACGGGTGGAGGCGGTGCAAATGCCGCTGGTACGGCAATCGTGTCAGGAAACGCCGTCACAAGCGTCATCATGACCAACGTGGGCGACCACTACACCTCTGTACCCACAGTCAGCATTGCCGCCCCTCCTACGCCCACAGGCAACACGACCGCAACAGCCATAGGTGTGCCTACCCTTGACCCGATTGTGAGCGTAGCGACCTTCTCAGGGCGTGTCTGGGTGGCTACAGGCCGCACAGTGACGTATTCGTCCTCTGTCAACCCCTACGACTTCGTTTCTGTGTCTGCTGGCTCTATCACGCTGGCTGACTCCACCTTGCACGGCAACATCCAGTACTTGATGTCTGCCAACAACTTTCTGTACATCTTTGGCGATGACAGCATCAACGTGTTCTCAGATGTGCGTGTGACCACTACAGGCTCAACCCTGTTCACCAACACCAACGTGTCTGCGTCTGTCGGCAGTAAGCTGAAATATGCGGTCTTCCCATACTTCCGCTCAGTGTTGTTTATGAACAACTATGGTGTGTATGCCCTTGTGGGTTCAACCACCAGCAAGATTTCCGACCCGATGGACGGCATCTTCCCCTACATCGACTTCACCTTGCCTGTCACTGGCGGTCAGGTGTTGCTCAACAACATTCTGTGTGCGGCATTCAATTTCTACCTCAACAGCAGTTTCACAATTGCCACAGGTTCAAGGTATGTCCAGGCTGTTTTCTTTGAGAAGAAGTGGTTTATCACCAGCCAAGGCACACAAACTTACATTACTTCTGTCCCTGTCGGCGGTTTAATCAGCATGTACGGGGTCACAGGAACGGCTTTGTACAAGCTGTATGCCTCTGCGACAGCCAATATCTCCAGCGAGATACAGACATCTCTTTCTCCCATGAAAGACCCTATCCGCACCAAGCAAGCTCTGAAGTTTGGTGTGGAAGCAACGCTCACCACCCCTGCAACATTCAACGTGACGGTGGACAGCGAGTATGGAAGCAGTCCTGTTTACTCTCTGTCAAACACTGGTATTGATTGGACGAATGTTTACGGGGATGTAGTGACTTGGAAAAATAATTTTGGTACGGTTATCCCGTGGGTTACATCCAAGGGATACAACTTGTACAAGTCAGATGCACAGCAGTACGGCAAGTATTTGGGATTGACCATCACTTCCAACAATGCCGCATTTATTGTGAACACAATTGAGTTTGAACACGAATTGAGAGTGAGGTTCTAAATGGCAGTCCCGTATACCTTTTCAACAGCCACAGGCTCTTTGCCCCTGTCGCAACTTGACAGCAACTTTGCTACCGCCATCACTATCGGTAACACGGCTGTTGTTCTTGGTGACACCATCACCACCATCAACAATCTGACCCTTGGTAACGTAGCCATAACAAGCGTTTCTGCTGCGTTTCCTAACGGATACTTGGCAAACAGCAATGTGATTGTTGGTACAACCACACTGACTCTGGGTAGCACAGTTACGTCTATTAACGGGTTGAGCCTGTCTAACGTAACCATCAGTAGCGGTAATGTGACTATCTCTAACGTCACTACAACCAACGTCACCGCTACGACTGCAAACGTAACTACCGCAAACGTGGGTACGCTGATTGTTACTGGCAATGAAACAGCATTTAACAACATTACTGCTTCTAGTGCCAACGTCAGCGGTACTGCCAATGTTCAAGTTATTGCTGTTACGCAAAACGCAACTGTTGCAGGTAAT